CCAGTAACACCAAAAGAAATAGGTATTTTAGGTAATACAGTGCCAACGGAAGCAGTTGCAGATATACCAGTAGGTGTAATGATGTGAATACTACTAGCCGTTACTGTGCCTACAGATCCAGTTGCCTGTAAACCAGTCTCTATTACAAGAGAACCAGCAGTAGTTCCTTCATCACCAACGGCTGTTGTACCAGCAACACCAGTAACAGCAAAAGAAGTGTTACCAATACCACCCCAGCCAACAGCACCCCAGGTGCCTTGTCCCCAACCGTTAGCCATAAGGAGTTACCCTATGCTATACGGATAATAGCGTTTGAAGCGTCAGCAGTTGGAAACTGTATTGTAAATGTACCAGATGTTGATGTCTTGTTAGATGTAAAATCTAAAACACATACAGCTTTGTTACTATCAGAGCTATTGTATATCAAAGCTCCCATTGCAGTAATTGTAGCTGTTGTAAAACTCAAGTCTGCAAAATCTGTAAACGCAGTAGTACCAGATGTGCTTGGGTCTACTCTTGTTAAAGAACCACCACCAGTTGCATATGTTCCACTAGATGCGACTTCACCAGTTGTTGTAAATGCAGTTGTTGTAGCTCCTAATGTTGCAGTTGTAGACGACTTACCACCACTGCCTTCTGCATAAAGTGCTAACTTAAAAGTATCTCCACCAGAGTTTTTAAAATTGTGTACACCTTCCATCAACTCTTTTTTGAAGGAAGTACACATTGCTTGTGCTATAGCCATATTAGAGTCTCCTTATAAATTCGGCTGTTTCCTTTTGACCACTAGATCTTAAGGCTTGGATTATAGTACCACGCTCTTCCTTTCTTGCCAAGACTAGGTAGTGATACAATACTTTTTTAAGATGTTCTCTAAATTGATTTGCTTGTTGTCTTATATGTGGAGGTGCTTGATCGGATATACTGACTATTTTATCAACTGCTAAATCTGCTATTTGCTCGTTATTTAAACCACCTTTGTCTGAAGTCATTACATTTACTTTCCCAGCTTGTGATACTCCTACGTTAAACATTTTTCTTCTCCTCGTATGTTACTCCTGGTATGTCCTCTCTACCAATTATATTAGGTGTCGCATCTAAAGGCTCTGGAGGATCTAGTTTGGATTTTTTAGTAATCAACATTTCACCTTGTGTAGTTGTAGAAATTAGTGGGTCATCCAGCCTATGGTAGCCATATAGTTTTTGATCCTCTGAAACATTAGTGTCTAACAAAGAAGAACTATTTGCTATGTGAAGTTTTATTCCTTTAGATACTGCTATAGCTAACCAAAACTCACAACAAGCTCTACCTGCCTCTGCAAAATTAATTGCTTTGTGTGTGAAATCTATACCATACAAATGTAGATCAGAAACTTCTTCTGCTATTGCATAGGCAAGTGCATAAGCAACAGTGTTATTTAAATATGCATATTTAGTTTTCTGCAACACATCTTGTAGTGGATATTCTACAACATCTGGACATCTTTCATCTAACGTACAAGAAAAAATAGGAACATTTATTTTTGTTTTTAATCTTTCTGCCATTATATTTGTTTGTGTTCCAGCGTTAGGTGTATCTAAAAACCTTGACGGTGGATCCATCATGAAACATTTATCATGATATATAACTCCAGACATAGCGTTTATTGCCCAAACTTCATCGAACTTTTCGCTTCTAATTTTAGCTAAAATATATTCTGAAAAACTATTGCCTAATCCAACAATAGCTATGCTTTTATTTTTCATATTGTGTAATATAAAGTTTGGACTAAAAAAGTCAATTTATTTGGTAGGTAGTCCTCTTCTGTAAGCATCTAGATTCTCTTGTCCCTCTGCATATCCTTTTAATCTTTGAATAGCTTCACTAAATCTACCATTATATAATTGTAATATGTCTGCTTCACCTTTCATAAAAGTATATGCTTCTACAAGACAGGCATATAAAAGTGCGTCAGGTGCATTGGTGCTTATCCATGTGCTTCCAGAATCATCTGTAGTAAGTGATGCAGGTCTATAATAATAGTGTAACTCTACTGCAAAATCAGTGCTTGGAGTTGGTGCTACTATAAAATTGTCTACATCAAAAGAAGCGTAGTATATAGGAGACCCAGTAGTTGTTGGATCAGCAGTATATTCTTGAATAAGATTAACATCTTTTTGTAATAAAAAAACATTTTCATTACTAGCGTTTACATACGATAACGAATAAGTAGCTAAATAATCAGATGGTTTTTGTAAAAACTTATTACTGGCTGTCATGGTTCCAGTAACATTTTTTCTAAAATAATCTAAGTCAACAAGTTTGAATATTCTTTCTTCTGCGTTTTTTATAAAAAAATCTAGCTCATTAACAAAAGTCGTCTCATCGTTTTCTGTCCAATCTTGTATGGATTGTTTTAATGTTGTTAATGTAAAACTCATGATGTACTCACTGTCACTTCTCCAAGGCTACTTGTAACCTCAAAACTTGTTAATTTTTTACCTATTATACCATCTCCTGCGTTTGTGTACACCACGAATGCAGTTAAGTCTGTGTCTTGATTTGGTCTTGGCTCATACAAAGCTGTGGGATCTGGACCTGGATAGTTAGGTTCTAACTGTGGGTGTTTAGCCTCATATTCATCTGGACCTACCTTAAGACCATTCCATTCTTTCCTCATTTCACGAAGACGGTAACGAAAGCCTGATCGGTCTGAATAACCCCATGCATTTTTGCCACTTGCGTACCTAGCCATTAGTACCTCAAATATGAAATATTAGGTGTTAATTTTAATGGTGTACTGTTTGCATCTTCTGCGGCGGCTCTTTGAAACTCTTCCTCATATAAGGCTTTTAATATTTGTATTCTATCTGGTGCTTTTTTAATAGCTATGTAATAAGCTAAACCAGCAGCCATACATGGTAAGAATCTAAAAGGTGCATCTGTTGTGTTAACCAAAGTATCTGCGTCCTGTATTCGTCTTACATAATAGTAAACCAAGGTATAAGAATCATCTGGTGTAGACCATAACGTAATAGTAGGAGTGGTTTGCCTGTCAAAGAAATACTGACTTGGTTGTCCACTATTGTCTTTATTAGGTATTCTTAAATACTCACCACGGCTCATCTGTGTAAGAGTAAAATCCACATTATTACTATTTCTTAACACAACTTCTAATAAATCAACAAACTCACTATCTAGCGTATATGTAGCTGTTCCAGATGTTACTGCTTTTGTTTCTTGAGTTACAGTCCATAAATTAAGACCTCTGTTTGCCCAATCAGCAAACATTAAGTTCAAAGAACGTCTAGCAGTTCTAGCGTCATAACCTGTTCTCAT